CCTGTTGAGCTGCCAGCGTGGCTTGACGCGCGCTCTCAATAGCAGCCTCCGCTTCCTGCTTCGCCTTGGCGGCAGCATCAGCAGCGATTTTGGCCTCGCGCTCCTCGCGTTCACGGATCTCGGCCTCTGCTTTCAGTCGGGCCAGCTCCTCAACCTCGGCTTCCCGCTGTGATACCTGGTCATACAGTGCATCCAGCAAGACAGCGCTACTCTTGCGCGCCGCCAGCGCGTCCGCTGCGTGGTGAGCAAACGATTCATCTATCACCAATTTGCCCAGCTCTCGCAGGCGCGTCATTACCTGGTCGGAAGTGGGCGGGAACTCAAACACAGCCAGCGCCTTGATCGCATCCACGCGCGCAACCAGCGCGTCCTCGATCGCCTGCAGCTTCGCTTCGTGCGCGGCGATCTGCGACTTGATGCCCTCCTGTACCTGCAGCAGTCCGTCCTTGATCCGCTTGCGTTCGCCATCCAACAGATCCACCTTCGCTTTCAGTGGCGCTTTGATAGCTGCGTGCACCCGGTCCAGCTCGGCAACTTTCTTGCCGATAGACAGGCGATCAGAGCGGGCCTGCTTCTCCTGCGCAGGCACGGTCATGTCATAAACGACCAGTTCATAACGCTTCTTGTATTCGGCCAGGTCGTGCTCGAACTGGTTGAACTCGACTATGCCGGTCGAGGTGGTTTGCTCAATGACTACTGCTGCTTCTGACATGGTGTTCTCCTGAATAAAAAAGCGGACCGGCGCCATTCACCGGCACGGTTGGGGTTAAACCGGCCCACCAAAACTGATTATAAGAAGCTGGGGCTATACTGTGTGCGTTCCCTCGACGCCGCGTCGCATTCTTTCGAGTGTGCGTTGCTGTAACCAATGCTGGGCTTCTTCGATGTGGGTCAGCGCGCAGGCGTTTGCCTTGCAGGAGTACGGCCCTTTCTGGAAACTGCGCAGCCTGTCGGCGACAATCGCCAGCAGCGCCTCGTGGGTCAAACCGTTTACGCCGTTACCGTCCGCATTAATCGGCCCGTTCTGGAAACTGATACGGGTTGAGGGCATTCCGGGGTGACTGACTTCATACTCGTGGCAGGCGCCTCCTTGCCCTGGCTCATCCAACACTGTCACAGTCAGCGTGTCGTTCGCGGGGTTTACCTTGTGGTCGTCGAGTTGTCGCATGTTGCTGCTCCTAGTCAAGTTTCCGCTGGATGCGGTTCAAAATTTCGTTCTGCTTCTCCGACAAAACCATGTCGGGATTGCGTTCATCGCGCTCGGCAAGGTCGTTGATGAATTGGTGCTCCCACTCGCTCAACTTGTGCTCCTAATCGAGAGCATCCAAAACGAACTTGCGTTGCACTTTGTTCACGACTGCTTGCCCTTCAACTCCGACAGCTTCCAGCGGTAGTGCGCGCCGAGTTCTGTTTGAAACTGCTCGTTGGCCTCGATGCTGCAGAAGTCCATCATCAGTTTCTTGGCGGCTTCCATCGTCTCCGGAGAGTCAGCCGCATTGATCGCGGCCATCACGTCGGCGTAGGTGGTCTCTGCGGCCAGGGGCAATTCCTCGGGCTCGGGTTCGGGCTTCGGGGCTGGTGCTTCGTCGGCGGGCTTGTCGGGATCAGTGGCAGCAGGGGCCTTCTTCTTCGCCGCTTTCTTCGCGCCAAGGTCGGCATTCAGATCGCTGACCTTCGGAGCTACAGTCTCAGTGGCCGCGTCGATGTCAAACCAGTCGCTGGGCTTGCTCATGCCATCCTTGAGCGACTGCACGATCTTGCGCAGGTTCAGCATCAGCGGGGCATTGATCGCATCAGCGCGCCGGCCAATGCGCTTCTCGATCAACTCCTGCGGGACGCCCCAGCTATCAGCGAAATACTCCAGCATTTTCTTGATCGCTTCGGGCGTGACCTCGATGGTGCTGGCTTGTGTGACCTCACACTGTTGCACTGCGGCCTCGGTCACATCGCCGGGTATCACGCCGAGGATGCAGGCGCGCAATCGTCGTGCGCCCTGGTTGGCCACCAGCTCATAAATATCACGCGGATCGGTGAGCTTCTGGTTGCCTCCGTTGCGGCTGTACCGCGTGTGCCCAACCTGGAATACCTTCACCTGACGGGTGTTGGTTTCCATGTCCCAAGCGAACGCCTCCACGGTGCTGTTCCCGTTCTCCGCTGACAGTTCGCGGATGCCGAATTGAATGTTGCCCCACTCCTGCGCCATCGCCTCGGCCAGCCGGATGCTGGGGCCGGTGACTTCCTGCCCGCCACGCGGATATGAATACAGCGCGCTCTGCGCCAGCGTGGGCCGGGTGCAGGCATTGATGATGCGATCCATCGCCCGCATGGAATCGCGCGGGAATTTCTTGGCGATCACCATAGCGGCCTGCACTTCCTGTATCTCGCGCTGCGATCCTGACTGCACGAGGGCGTTCTGGTTTTCGGTAGCGACCTGGTTGCCGAAGGGGTTCTCTGCTCTTGCTGCTGGTAAGTTCATAACGGTTTCCTTCCTGTGGTTGGGGTGGTGATCAAACAACAAATCCGCGCGACGCCCAGGTGGGCGGCTCGATGATGCGCACCTCCTCGGGGTAGCCAGGGAATCCTTCCTCCAGCGCATCACGCAGCGTGCGCATGGATCGGCGATACAGCAGCTTGCCGATGTCCAGGTACTCCGGTGACAGCTCGTAGGCGCTGGTCAAGTAGGGCTCGAAATTCTCCACGCAAATGAACACGAACTTGGTGAACGCCATGCGGCCCATTTCGTCGAGCAGCGGCTTGCACTGGTTGACGCCCTCGAGGTACATGGCGGCGCTGACGTGGTAGTAAAAATTCTGGATGGACTTGATGAACCCCGAGTAGGAGCCATCGGCAGTGGTCTTGATGTCGGCGATCACCGGGTAGCCGCGGCACAGGATGTCGGGCCGCACCTTGGCCATGATCTTGTAGCGCGTGTCGTCGTCGGCATCCATTGACTTGTACCACCAGTACACGGATGACTCGGTAATCACGTCCTGCACCAGCAGGCCGGCAATCGGGTGATTCAGGACGGACGCAGCCATCTTCTGCGCCTTCTCGTAGATGTCCTCGGTGATGATCGTCTTGCCGACAGCGCCCGCCTCGAAGTGCGCCTTAGCCGCTTTCCCGGCAGTGGTGCGGCCGTCGTACTTCTCCGAAATGGCAAACTCACCGTGGAACTTTTCCGGCTCCAGTATCAGCGCGTGGACCGCAGTACCCAGCAGCATGTTGGCCGTGGATTCCTTCTGCACAGTGAAGCTGTGCAGCAAGTGAGCGGGCGTCTGCTCGATCAGTGTCTTGATCTGGCTTGAGGAGTAGCCGCTGCTGCCGTGGTATTCCTCGTTGGTCAGGTCGCGGTACCAGCCTGGTGTGTACTGCGGGCGCTGTACGGGTGCATCAATTGTTTCAATAGCAGTCACAACACTCTCCTTTTCCGAAATTCCAATTCCATCATCTTTGCCTGCCGGTCGGCGGCGCTGCTCGTCCATGCCTTCATAGCCTCGACGCGCGTTTCGCCCTCGGCCAGAATGACTCGCCCGTAGGCTTCACCGGCTGCGAGCCAATAGCCGCCGATCTGTGGTTCCACTGTGCGTGCAACAATCATGCGTAGTACCTCCAGTCCTGCTGCATTTCGTAGTCCTCGGCGATGAGGGCCTGCACTTCTATCAGCAGTGCTTCCTCAAGAACTTCAATCTCGTCCTGAGACATGGCCCCCATTACGTCGCCCTGGCCTACGCGATACGCGGCAGTCAGCGTCACAGACGCAGGGCAATTGACTTCGGGCTCTGCGGGTTGGAAGTCGAAGGCGCAGGACAGTTGGCAGTCACCACTGGCTACAGCGCCGGTCATTTCAATCAGGTCGGGGAGTCTCATAGCAGCACGCTCGCAAGCAGGACGCATGCTCCGGTGGCCGCGAACACGAACGTGATCAGCAGCGGGAAGAAGGCGACATCAAATTCGGGATCGAAGTTGTGCGGGTTGTGTGACTGGCGGCGGTTCATCACCAGCCTTCCTTGCGCGCTTGAGCAAGTGCCTCGCGTCCAGCCTCAGTTACCTCGGCACGACCGCGCCCTTTGTTAATTGCCAGCCCCTTGTTTACCAGGGCGACCATTGCCATACCTGCGTTATTCGGTCGTCCGTTAGCGAGCTGCGAAAGCCGGATCAATTGGCCGTCGTTCAGTTTGTGCTGTGTCCAGTTGCTGCGGCGGTTCATGCTGCTCTCCTTGCCGGTGGTGTTGAGTAACAAATTACGCAAGGAATCCGAGGTCGTCAAGTAATTTTTTACGCGGGATGCAAAAAAAGTTTTTAGCGCGCCCGAAAAGGCGGCGAGTTCAAGGTGGGATTAATGCTTTTTCGTGGTGTTGTAGAGGGCTTCGCGTTCGGCCATTTTATCAATGCTCTTACGGCCATCCTCATCAGATGACACGTAGTTTGCAATCGTGACCTTTAGTGTTTTCGAGCCGATTAGGTCGTCTGGCAGGCCAGGGATAATCATCTGCCAGCCGTCCAGCCCGAACACGGCGGCGACACTATCGGTATTTTCAATCGTGGCCTTGTGCTTGCCGTTGCGCATGTTGTTGATGGTTTTGGCTGACACACCGGATCGCTTTTCCATTTCGCGCTCACTGTACCCGTAGTGATCCATCAGGAAATTTAGATTCCTGGCGAGCGTGTCGCTGGTATTGGGGCGCTTGGGCGGCATGGAAAAAACACTAACACCAACACTGCGTAAAAAGTTACTTGACCGCACTGTGGTTGCGTCCATATACTCTGCGTAAAAGTTTACCCAAGGCGTACACCATGAGCATGCTGACTGAAACCATAGAGCTACTTGATCGCGATAAAGGCCAGTGGCCGCAGACTGCTGCCGATACTGGGCTGGGTCGCGAGTGGATTTCCAAGCTGTCGCAAGGGCTCATCGCTGACCCGGGCGTGACCAAGATCGAAAAATTACACGCCTACCTGTCAGCGAAGTACGGCGAAGAAGCTGCGGCATAACGAAACCCTCTGCTTTGAGGGTTTTTTTGTAACGAAACATCTACCGGAAACTATCGGAATAATTTATGCCAGTACTTTCCACTACCCAAATGACGCTGAATTTCGAAGCTGGAATCAGCGCGCAATGCGCGACGCTGAAGGAGTACATGCGGGAAGAGGCAATACCCGGGTTGTACCGCGACAAAGGTGTGCCGAAGAAGCACGTCGCTGCAGACATGGATCTGAGCCCCTCCGAACTGACACGCAAGCTGTCCGACAATCCGAACGACCCGCGCAACTTCACTATCGAGGACTTGGAGCGGTACTTGGAAACGCAAAAGGACTTGAAGCCGCTGTACTACCTGCTGGACAAATTCGGCGGGGATAAGAGCGACGAGATCGCGGAGCTGGAAGCCAGGCTAGCCGCGCTGAGGGGGAAATCCTAATGGCCAACGAAGCTGGCGCGCTGACCCGCCAACAGTTGCAGAGCGAAGTGAAGGCGTTTGTGCGTCGGCGGATTAGGGGCGAAGAGGGGTTATTCATGATGCGCAGACACAAGGCTTTTGCCGACATTCCGGCGTTTTACACCGATTCTGAGACGGGTTTTCTGATCGTGAATGATCTGGGTGAACCAGCAGCTGATGAGGATGTGGCTCGTGAAGCTGGTGACGAATTGGACCGCCTCGCGCTGGAAATGTGCGCGTACGACAGGGCGCAAGGTAAGACGCTAGAGCCCTGGCAATTGGAGGCGGAGGCGGAGGCGCTTCGCAGGCAATGGCAGTCCAAAAAAGAGGCATCCAAATAGCCTTATGCACTACTACCAATTCAACATTGCCGACTACCGGAAAGACACGGGACACCTGTCTCCGATGGAGCATTACATCTACCGCGAATTAATCGACTGGTATTACCTTGACGAGAAGCCGATAACCCAAAATAACCCAGGGGTTTTGCGTAGGTTACGTCTGGGTTCTGAAAATGAAAATTCGTTGATAAATGTGCTGCAAGAATTCTTTGTTTTAGAGGGTGAATTTTGGGTGCATGGCAGAATCGAGCGCGAAATCTCATATTTTCACAGAAAGTCAGAAGCCGCGAGAGTCAATGGTAGCAAGGGCGGCAGGCCACCGAAACCCAAAAAAACCAAGGTGGTTAATTTAGCTAACCCAACCCTAACCCAGAAAAAAGCGGACGCAAAGCTAACCAATAACCATAAACCAATAACCAATATACATAGTGATGCTGGCGCATCACCCCGGAAAAACTTCACACCACCAACCACTGAAACCGTCAGCGAATATCTTCGCGAGAAGTCCATCACGCACTTCACGGCAGAGCATTTCGTGGATTTCTACCAGGCACGAGGTTGGAAGCTCAGCAGCGGTACGAAGATGTCCGACTGGAAGGCTGCTGTGCGCACATGGGATTCGCGGCGCAAGGCTGAATCATTATCAACCCAAAACACGCCATTTGCAGGAGCCCTATGAACATCCGAGAGTGGGATTTTGATGATAACCGTGTCGCGCAATTCCTGGCCGAGCAGGAGTCGCAGGACATCGTCAGGCCAGACACGTTTCGCGCGGATGTAGTGAAATTCTTTGAGAGCGGCGAAGTGCTGACCGGGATCACACTGCCCTGGAGCAAGACACACGACAAGGTCCGGCTCCGTGACGGAGAGGTTTCCGTATGGGCCGGGATCAATGGCCACCTGAAATCCATGCTGCTGGGGCAGGTCGCGATACATGCCGCGCAGGATGTGACTGTTGGAATTGCCTCCTTCGAGATGCCTGTTGCCGCTACACTTCGGCGGATGGTTCAGCAGGCATCCTGCACAACCAAAACATCACCCGAATACGCGGAGCGCTTCATCGCATGGGCCAGTGACCGGATGTGGTTTTACAACCGCCTGGACACTGTGCCGGCAGCCAGGGTGCTGGCATGCGTTTTGTACATGGGCGAGGCGCTGGGATGCAAGCTCGTGGTGGTCGATTCGCTCATGATGTGCGGCGTCTCGGACGACATGGAACGTGAGCGCAAATTCATGGCTCAGCTGACAGCGTTGGCCAAGTCCCTGAAAATTCATGTCGCATTGGTTCATCACGTCCGTAAGCCGCAGAAAGGGGATGACACGCACGTACCCTCTCGATTCGACGTAAAGGGCAATGGCGCGATTGTCGATCTCGCGTCAACCCTGTTCATTTGCTGGAACAACAAGAAAAAACGTGATTTGCAAAATCGATTGGATCATGGCGGAACACTATCGTCAGCGGAGCAGGATCAGTACGACAACGAGCCTGACCAGTTGTTGATTGTTGCCAAACAGCGACACGGGAGTTTTGAAGGAAAGATCAGTTTGTGGATACACCCGAGCATGCAGTTTACGGCTCGATCCGATCGCGCAGCTGTTCCCCTAAATATCCAGAGAGCGAGGGCTGCACAATGATGGGCCCGCGACACATCAGCGAAATCCTGCCCAGCGTCATCGACCGGATAGCGGAGGCGCATGGATACACCACCGGAGACCAGGCCACGGCAGTGGGCAGCTCAGATCATGGCACTGCCCAGCCTGGAAGCGCGCCGCGCAGCACTGGAGCAAGTTCCCCCGCACCTGCGGGCGATGGTCGAGACGCACATCAGGATCGCGGGGGAGCGCAAGCGCAAGGGCTGACAATCGAGCTGCCATTTCCGCCCAGCGTGAATACCTACTGGCGGCACATCACAATCGGCAAGCGCGCACGCACGCTGATTTCCGAGAAAGGGCGAAATTACAAACAGGCCGTGCACGAGCAGTTCCTGGTCGAGAACATCACACACAAGTTCTCCGGGCCCATCGCCTGCACAGTGGACCTGCACCCGCCCTGCAACCGTCGCCGGGATTGCGATAACTACTGCAAGGGCTTGCTCGATGCGCTGGGCGCTGCCGGCCTGTACACCGACGACAGCCAGATCATCGACCTGCACATTCGCATGCACCCGAAACTTGCGCCCGGGCGCGTCGTCGTGACCCTCACACCAATCAGCGCGCCGCACAGTGCGCACAACCAGGCGGCGCTACTGTGAGCCTGATTGTGCCGCTGGCTGCAGTTTTATTAATTCTGTCGGCGGGGCTGTTGTTGGTCGCTATTGTTATTGGCGTGTGGTGGAGGTGACATGCAAAAAATGATCGCAAAGCCGCAGACAATCCGGCGCGCAATCGAGGCGCTGGAGCAAAAAGGCCCAACGCGCATTGAACATGTGTATGATAAATCCCACTCCGAGGAGGCTGACGCACAGTGTCTGAAAAAACTCCACCAACTCCTGTCATCATCGCGCGCCGCACGGCAGCCGCAGTGCTGAACCAGTTCTGCAGCCATACGCTGGGCATGGGCACGATGGCCGAGAAGTTCCGGGGTGATTACGATGAGGAATGGGCTGTGATCGACGTGAGCGAAATCAAGGCGCTCAAGCACAATGAGCTGGTGGCAACCGTGACGTTCAGCAGCACCGGCGCTACGCTGTCGATACCTGAGCCCAGCCGACTGGCGCAGCGCAAGCACCGCAGTGAGTTCAAGCCCAGGGACTTCGGATTCCAGCAGCGTGCGATGAACTGGCGGAAGGAGATGGAGCCCTACTTAATCACTGAGACCGTGCCTGATAACATCCCCGGACTGCACGCGCCGGTGTATGCCAGGCGTCGAGGACTGCAGGCTGGGAAGCCGGGCGTTAGGAGGAGTGTGTGACCAAGGCCAAAACCAAACCGAAGGCGAAAGCCAAAGGCGGCAGGCCGTCCAAGTACAAGCCCGAATTCGTGCAACGGGCTGCGGAGTTGTGCGCGTTCGGCGCCACAGATCGAGACCTCGCCAAAGTGTTCAAGGTTACTGAGTCAACTGTCAGCAAGTGGAAACTCGACTACCCAGAGTTTTCGGAGGCCCTAAAAAACGCCAAGGCGATAGTGGACGCCAAAGTAGAGCGGTCGCTATTCGAGCGCGCCATGGGGTACTCACACCCAGAAACGAAAGTATTCTGCAATGCAGAAGGGCAAGTCACCACGGTTGATCTTGTCAAGGTGTACCCGCCTGATCCTACCAGCATGATTTTCTGGCTCAAGAACCGCAGGCCAGAGCTATGGCGCGACAAGCAGGAGCACGACCACAACGTGCGCGGTAATCTCACAGTGGAAAATACCAGCGTCACCGACGACGACAAGGCCATGATCCGGGAGCTACGCAAGCGGCGCGAGGACGCCCGTGTCACTCACTGATGAACAGCTGATCTGGTTCGCTGATAACACCCCCTGGTTTCCTCGCTCCGACCCTCAGACAGCAGCCTATGACTCCCTCGCCGACCTGATGCTGTACGGCGGTGCAGCCGGCGGCGGAAAGACCGCGCTCGCCATTGGGCTTGCCATGTGCGAGCACCGCGAGACCTTGTTCATTCGGCGCGAAGCCACGCAGCTGGGTGCGGTAATCGACGAGGTGGCGATCTTCAACAAGACTCGCGACGGTCTCAATGGGGCGGACAAGATTTTCAGGCTGCGACCGTGGGACGGCGTACAGCGCAAGATCGTATTCGGGTCCACGCCTCATGTCGGCGACGAGACCAAGTACCAGGGCCGCGCGCGTGATCTGCTCGTGGTCGATGAAGCAGCCAACATGCTGGAATCACAGGTGCACTTCCTGCGCGGCTGGGTGCGATCGACAGTGCCCGGCCAGCGATGTCGTACGCTGCTGTGCTCCAACCCGCCAACCAGTTCCGACGGCACATGGCTGATCACCTGGTTCGCGCCGTGGCTTGACCCTCACCACCCGCTGTATCCGTACCCTCCCGGCGAGCTGCTGTGGTACGCGGCAATGGATGGGCAGGAAAAGATCGTCAGCGGCCCGGATCGCTTCATGCATAACGGCGAGGAGGTGATACCACAGTCCCGCACGTTCATTCCGGCCAAGGTCACTGACAACCCGTTCCTACGCGATACCGGCTACGTCGCAGTGCTGCAGGCCCTACCCGAACCCCTGCGCTCCCAGATGCTCTACGGCGACTTCACCGCAGGCCAAGAGGATGGCGAGTGGCAGATCATCCCCAGCGAGTGGGTGGAGATCGCTATGGCCAGATGGGAGCCGCGCGAATTCGTCCCGCACCGCATCACCAGCACAGGTGTGGATCCATCTCGGGGCGGCAAGGACGATACCGTGATCGCCATGCGTGAGGACTGGTACTACCACGAGCTGGCAACCTTTGCAGGCCACCAGATACGCACGGGTGGCGATGTCTGCGGCAAGGTGATCGAACTGGTGGGCAGCTCCATGTGCCCGGTGCATGTGGACGTGATCGGCATCGGTGCCAGCGCAGTGGATCACCTGGAGGCGTACATCGAGACCCGGTGCGTGCCGGTCAATGCGGCGGCCGGGTGCAGTGGCGCTACCGACTGGTCCGGCAATTTCAAGTTCGTGAACGAGCGCGCGCGGCTCTGGTGGCAATTCCGCGACCTGCTAAACCCGGCGAACGGTCGCAGGGTCGCGCTACCCAGGAACCAGCGCCTCAAGTCCGAACTGTGCGCGCCGCGCTACTGGCTGCAGGCCAACGGCATCAAGGTCGAGAGCAAGGAGGACATCATCAAACGGCTGGGCAGGTCCACGGATTACGCTGATGCAGTGCTGCTCGCGGCAGAGCGCACACCGATAGCGACCAGTAACGGCGATTTCAGACCGCCACCGCGCTCAAAGCGCAGCACGTAAGACCAAACCAGCAAAAAATCCTACCGTCTCCCGGCAGTTTGCGGTATCAATGCGCCATGCCCTGTCGGGAGACACGCATGTCCAGCCTCGAAGTCGACCTCTGCAAGAGGTTTGATCAGCTCAAAAGCAACCGCGCTGTCGTCCAAAAGCAATGGGATGACATCGAGCGGTTTGTTACCCCGTATCGCGGCGACTTCTTCAAAGAGGATGCGGGAGAAACCTCCGTCGAGTGGGATCGCTATGGCAGCGACTACAGCAGCGTGGCCGTGGTCTCGCACCAGAAGCTGGCGGCGAAGATTCATGGCGCAGTGACCAGCCCCAGCATCCGCTGGTTCGATATGAAATTCCGCGACAAATCGCTTAACGAGACCCAGCAGGCCGCTGTGTGGCTGAACGATGTGTCTGATCTGGTGTACAACGCCCTGCAAGACTCCAACCTTGACCTGCAGATCAACGAGACCTATCAAGACCTGTGCGGCTTCGGCACCGCGTGCATCACGCTGGAGGAGACACCCGGGCCCAGTGGCCAGTGGAATGGCCTGCTGTTCACCGCTGTGCCGCTGAAGGAGTGCTTCTTCGAGGAGGATTTCACGGGCCGCGTGCTGCGCTTCTACCGCGAGATCATGTGGACCCCTGCCGAGATCATCAGCAAGTTCGGCGACGATGTGCCGCAGTCGATCAAGGAGCTGGAAAGCGCTGGGCGCACTGAGAAACTCAAGGTGCTGTATTGCGTCTACCCGGCCAACAACCGCATTGTGGCGGTGGGCCAGAAAGCCTCGCCCTCCAAGCGACCCTGGGGCCATTGCTACATCCTGCACGACACCAAGGAATGCCTGGGCAAGAAGGGCGGTTACTACGAGATGTCCGTGTTTATCCCGCGCTGGCGCAAAACCAGCGGCTCTGTGTGGGGCAACTCGCCCGGCATGATGGCGATGGGCGACATCAAAACCCTGAACCGGCTGGTGCAGCTGGACCTGGTGCGGGCCGAGAAGGAAGTGGATCCACCGATGGCCGTCGAAGAGCGCGCCATGATCACCGATATGGACTTGCGTGCTGGCGGCGTCTCAGTGGTACGCAGCATCGAGGGCATCAAGGAACTGTTCCCGCAAAAGCCCGCGTTCAGCACCTTCGAGCGCATCAGCCAGCTGGAGGGTCGCATTGAGGAATACTTCTTCGTGCCGGGCCTGCAGGCGCTGCTCACCGACAACAAGGAGCGCACCGCGTTCGAGATCGCCCGCATGCAGGAGGAAGTCTTGCAGATGCTGGGGCCGACGATGGGGCGCATCCAGAATGACCTGCTCTCACCGATCATTGCCAGGGCCTTCAAGATGATGGCCAGGGAAGGCGTGTTGCCACCCCCGCCGCCTGCAGTGGTCGAGAGCAACGCGCAGATGGACGTGGAGTACATCGGCCCTCTTGCCCGCGCAATGCGCATGGCCGAGGCCAATGTGATCAAGGACTTCGTCGGCTTCGGCGGCGGCATGGCCGAGGTCGCAATAGCAACAGGGCAACCCAACCCGATGGACAACATCGACCTGGACGCAGCGATGCGCCTGATCGGTCGCCGCATGTCCGTACCGGCTGAGATTGTCCGGGACGAAGCAGCCGTGGACGACATCCGCGACGAACGACTTGAGCGCGAGCAGGCCATGCAGGACGCGGTGATCGCTGAACAGCAGGGCAATGCCGCGCTGGCGAACCAGGAGGCAGCAAATGCAGCAGGTGGCTGAGAAACGTGGTGATTGGCGCGATGTGCTGCGCAAGAAGTCCGAGACGTTCAAGGCTGTATTCGGGCCGTCGAACCCGCAGGGCCAAGCGTGTCTGAAGATGCTGGAGGACACATTTCAGCGCAACACTATGCTGAATGAGTCGCCTGTCAAGATGGCCTACGCCGTCGGCCAGCATGAACTCGTGAGTTACATCAAAGAATTGTTGGAGGAAGCCGATGGCCGATGAAGCCGTAGTACCTGAGTGGGCGAAAGCCAGCCTTCCCGAAGCGCTGCACGATGTGCCGTTCCTGAAGGATGCGGACTCGCCCGAGACATTCAAGCAGCGCCTGGTGGATGCCGGCCAGTACATGGGCAACAGCCTGCGCCTGCCGAGCAATGACGCGGGCGACGATGACAAGAAGGCGTTTTACTCCAAAGTCATGGAGCGGGTGCCTGGCCTGATGGTCACCCCCAACCTCGAAGATGCCGAGGGCATGCAGTCCATCTACGCCAAGCTGGGCAGGCCGGACAATGCTGACGGCTACGCAGTGCCGGAAGGCGCTGGCATTGAGGGCGAAGCGCTGGGGCAGCTCAAGTCACTCGCGTTTAAGTCAAACCTCACGCAGCAGCAGTTTGCAGCGTATGTGGCCACGGTATCCGAGACCAGCAAGGCGCAGACCGAGGCGCAGATCGCCGCGCACGCGGAAGCCATGTCTACCCTCCGGGGTGAGTGGGGCGCAGCCTACGACCAGAACGTCGGGCAGATCGCCGCGCTGCTCAAGACCAACACCACCACGCCACCGTACATCATCGAGCAACTGGAGAAGGGCAATCTGCCTGCCGACCAGGTGCGCTGGCTGCACTCAATCGCCGCCACGGTCAGCAATGAGGACGGCCAGTTTCACCAGCAGGACCCGAACAAAGCGCCCGCCATGCTGGCTCCGCAAGAAGCCTCCGCACGCGCCGACGAGATCACCAAACGCATCATGGACACCGGACCCAACAGGCCATCACGCGACGAGATGATCATCCTGCAGAAGAAGGCCGAGGCTTACGAATACATGGCAGCCGGGCAGCGTCCGCCGCCAGATTTGATGCGGTTCGTTCAAACCTGACCAGCAAAAAGTATTTGCCTGATCAGAATCTCTCTGGTTAGGATTCGCCCGAACGTGGTTGGATCGCCGGTAACGGTCCCTTGCCAGACCACAAACATCAGGGGCTGATGTAAAACTCCCAAGTCACACAGGTCCGGATGGCCGGGTCGCCTTAAGACGAAATGAACTTTCAATTTCGCTAAGGAGGCCGCCAACATGGGCGCATCAGCAGACCTGGTAAAAGTAACCACCTTCGAGCGCCGCGTGCGCTTTCTCGCCCAGCAAGGCATCGCACGCCTGCGACCCTGGGTAATGGAAAATACGGAAGGCGGCGAAGCGCATAACTTCGAACGCCTGGGCGTCGCCGAAGCGGTGCTCAAAACTACCCGCAAAACCGCAACGCCTGACGATGACACGCCGTGGTCGCGCAGGAAGTCCATTCCTGTCATCTACCATCGCGGTGATGTCTACGAAAAAGCTGACATCAACCAGATGCTGGTCGACCCCAACTCCTCCTACGTGAAAGCGCAGGGCATGGCGATGAAGCGCGCCATCGACAAAGAAATCATCGCTGCCGCTGTCGGCGCATCGCGCGACGGTGCTGGTGCATCAGTCACGTTCCCCGCTGGTCAGATCATCGGTGCTGGCGCTACGCCCATCACCTTCGACCTTGTCACGCAGGTTCAGGAGAAGTTCGCCAACAACAACGTGGACCCGGAAGAGCCCAAGGTGTTCGTGATCACCCCGGCGCAACAGCGCAGGCTCCTGCAGCTGACCGAGGCGACCAGCAAGGACTACACGATGATGGACGCCCTGCGCAAAGGCTACGTCGATTCGTGGATGGGCTTCACCTGGATCGTTCACACCGGTCTGCCGACCTCTGGCACCAACATCAAGGACAACTTCGCGATGACTCGCTCGGCGATTGGTTTGCAGATGAACCAGGACGTGAGCACCGAGGTCGCGAAAGACCCCTCTATCAGCTTCGCGTGGCGCGTGTACAGCTACCTCGAAGCCGGTGCGATTCGTGTCGAGGATGAGCAGCTGGTGAAAATCCCGCTGAACGAAGTTCTCTAATCCATCCAATGCCGTCAGGGTTCGCGCCCTGGCGGCATGATCGAGGTAAACGACATGAAGAGGAATTTTGCGTTTCAAGCCGATGTGATGCTGATCGTGTCCCTGTTCGCTGAGGGCCTGTCACCTGCCGACATCTCCGACCAGACCAACATCGAGCAGCAGCTTGTTGAGGATCTGGACCCAGCCAAGGTGTCTGCAGTGGAGGAGGAGCCGGTCGAGTTTTTGGCCAGCGATGCCGCTGCAAAGCTCGCGTATGACAACGGTGTGGACCTGGCGCTGGTCACTGGTACCGGTGCCAACGGCAATATAACCAAGGGTGATGTCGAGGCATTCATTGCCGCACGAGACGAAGGCGGCGAGTAACGCACCCTACAAACGAGGGGCTTCGGCCCCTTTTCTACTTCTGAGATGAGACGCCCAAGGGCGAGATGAAAGAGGAAGTGCAGCATGACTATCGCGGCAAACAGATCACTTAGGCTCGACGCGCACAGCGCAAAATCAAAGATCGTCATCGCAACTGGCGCGCCCACGGTCGGTGTTAATGACATGGCCATCTGGTTCGGCTCCAGCGTCCCGCAGTACCGATCGCAGATCAATCTTGGCATCCTGAAAACCCTGCAGGCGTACCTGAAAAGCAATGCCCGCAGCGGCGTGACGAAGGTCCACTTGCCGTACACCGCCACCAACGACACAGCTATCGTCGTCAATGGCTCACCCGGCGCTACTCACATATCGATTCATGTCGGCTCAACGCTGGCCACAAAGCAGCAGACGCACTTCATTAACCGCACGCTCACACGGCTTTTTGAGGGCTATCTTGAGCTGGCGAAGCGAGTCTAGCCGATGACCGCGATGGTTGATTGCCGCTTCGCTGCGCTCCGCTTGCTGGGCCACACCGGCACCACTTCGGACATGCTGCTGGCGTGGCTCAAGGCAGAAGGCGGTGCGACCTCGGATTCCGTCAACGATGCGTGGGTGGAAATGCTCACCGTGCAGGGCTTTCCGCTGAGTACCTACGGGTCCGTGCAAGACGCCTGGTGGGCGCTGCTGCGGTCTCTCGGGTACACCGGCTCTCTGGCCGACATGGAGAAGGATTTCTGGTGCCTTGGCGGCGGCTCTCTGGCCTCTGTTTGGATACTGCTATCGGGTGCGTGGAACGACGCGGGCGTGTGGCTCGACGGCGCAGTTTGGATTGACTAAAGGGACACCGAAATGACCAGGCAAACAATCAACAACGGTGAAGATGGGCTTGTTGTCCGAAACAAGATAAACGGCAATACAGACGAGTTGTATCGGGCTGCGCTGGGCGCTTCCCGGCTGCGCTTGAAGCCTGTGGGTGAGCCCATATTTGTTTTATTCACCGGCCAATCCAACGCCTTGGGCCAGAATGTAGCGCTGACCTATGACACGACAATCAATCCCGAGGTGTTTGACTGGAACGCCCCGACTGGCTCCTCATCCTACACCTGGAATGTGTCCGACCCATCGAGAGGCTGGGTTCCTCCTGTAGGCGGAACGGCAGCCGTCGGTATGCGCGGAGCCATAGGTGGCAACCCTGCCGGCAGTCCAGCATGGGCCATGGCGAACATGCTGCAAAAGGCAACGGGTCGCCGGGTTTATGTTCTGAGCGTCACCGAGTACGGTGCCAACGCCTCCAAATGGCAACCGGCAGGCACTTGCAACGTCGAACTGGCCGCGCAAATCGGTCCCGCCATGGCAGCGGCAGGCGTCACCAAAGTCGACATTCTGGTGTGGCTGCAAGGCGAGTCGGATAAGACCGCAGGAGCACCCGCGTTTTCTTACGCCGACACCGTGAAAACCATATTAACAACCCATGCCTGGGCTGGTGGATGGTCTACCCCGAACTACACCCACAACATCATCGTGAATATTGGCGATGACTGGGGACCCTGGAGCGCTCACTGGCAGCTCGCACAGCTGCTGGCTCCACACAGCAGTTTTGTCAGCACACAAGGCCGAGAAGAGGATGGAGTCCACTTCCTCGGTGACGCCTCTTGCTTCATCGGTGAGGATTGCGCGCAAGCCGCCCTTGTTGGGCCTGTGTCTGTGGCTCAAAGAAAGGACCATGTGTATCAAGCATTTCTTTCGGGATCATCAGTAGGCACAGCAGCATTTACCATTGAAGCTGGGTTCATCGGTAATGGCCAGCTGCTCATCTACGCCCGAAACGCGGATAACTCCAAGTTCCTGTCGGCAACCGTGATGTACTGGTACCAATATACCGGGAGGCTGGGCACTGCTGTTCTGGCAACAGCCGGTGAATCTGGATTCACATACACAGTTGGGGACTTCATAGGACTTTTTGGGTCGCTGAATATAGCCGGAACTGCCGGTGAAACCTGGTACTGGACAGTGTGCCAGACCAAAGCGCCGTCCGTTACTGCGCCATAAGATTAGCCTGCGGAGTAGAGCATGAATGGAGGACCTTACGATTGTAGAAAAGTGGCTGGCCGGAATGCTTGCGGCAGGAAGCGCTGTCGCAGCCTGGGCAAACCGAGCTGCCAAACAGGCGGCAAAGGATGATGCCATGATTGCCAGGATAGCTGCAGCAGAGAAGGACATCGTGAACCTGCAGAAGGCACACGACCAGAAATTGCGGGAGATACAGGACGACATCCACGGCCTGCGCACCGACATGAAAAGCGACGTTAAAGCCTTGTGGGACCGCAGCGAGGAGCGGCACAACCGCCTTGATGGAAAGCTGGATCGACTGCTCGAACGAGCGCCAAAGGAGAAATAGATGGACATTACCCCCGATCAGATCTGGATCATTGCCAGCAGCATTGTGACGATAGCCAGCATCATCGCTCGATTCACTCCGACGCCGGTTGATGATGGTGTGCTTGCCGTGGTTCACCAGGTAATCAACAAGCTCGCGCTCAACTCTGGCCACGCAAAGAATGCCGAACAAGTTGCTGCCGAGAAGCTCAAGAGATAAAAATCGTGATCTATCACGGGCAGGCAGCTATTGACGCCCTGGAGTCCGCAGAGCGCATTCTCCTCACCGAATTGGAGCGGCGTACTGTCTGGTGCGAAGGATATGCCACCAAAGAATACTACTGCGAGAACGGTGTGAAAACTTCCGGGTGTGGGCAGACAGGCCACTGGATTGGAAAACCGTTCCGGGAGTGCTTCAACTACCACGCTGACAGGGCTGCCGCCCGGTTTCCAGAGTGGCGACTATTCCCTCCGCATCTCAAGATAGAACTTGTCCAGATTGAATATCGGGGTGACCTTGGGAAGTCGAAGAAAACTTGCACCCTGATCCGCGCCCGCAAGTGGGAAGAAGCCGCAATCGAGTTTATCAACCACAAAGAATTCCAAGATCCAGACACGTCAGCGGGGATCAAAGCCAGAATTCTGGCAGTTCACTACGCATTAATGCTTAGGGCTGTTCAATATGTCTGACCGTGAAGGGAACCACCTGCAGCAGGATTTCAGTGGCGGCGAGATAGGCGTGCAGATGTTCATGCGCGAGGACACCGCGCTGCACAAACGGTCGGTGCTGGAGATGCGCAACTTTTTCCCGACACAACAGGGCACCGCAGCACGCACGCCGGGCACCAAGTTCATCCAGGAAGTGGCCGCGCCATCTGCGCGCATAATCCCCTACATCACACCCTCTGGTGCCTACGCGGTCGCCCTGCTCACCCCCAAGGTAGGCGGCACCAATGGCAACCTGACCGTGCTGGACAACATCAACGGCGTGGCAAATGCGCCTACCAAGTCGCTGTTCAATAACTACGTTGGCACCAATGGCAGTTTTGTGGATGGCTTATCCGGCTGGTCTGCACTGCCGGTTGATTACGTCTCCAGCAAGAACAGCGCTCTGCTGGGGTTCCATGTGGAACCAAACTACCTGTCATTGCAATTGCGCCGTGGGCACGACATCCCGGCCAGTGACCCGAACGTGGCCACCGTTGCGCAGGGCTTTGTGATCCCGGAGACCACGACACAAGTCATTATCCAGCCCGACATCCGCTACGTGGCAAACTACGGCAGGGGCAACGGCAAGAACTACCCCGTGACCGTGCGGATTCGCGTGGGCACCACCTGGAACGGATCAGAGCAGGGATCGATTGAGGTCACCAATCTAAGCCTGGGAGCGCCAACGTACAACACCACGAGCGTGATCACGGGCACGTTCACTGCCGGGGTAACGTACTATCTCACGCTGGAGATATCCGCAAACCCTGGTCCGGGCAGCGATGGCAATGCAACGCACCATCCTGTGTTTCAGGTGCACGATCTGAACGTGCTGTCACTGGTCACCACAACGATTGGCAGCAACCTGCTGACTGCGGTGGTGCCATACTCCGAGGCGCAGCTCAAGGATGTGCACTATGTGCAGTCGCCCTACACCGCGCAGGCGATCACCGGCCATGGCGTCGGCAAAGAGCTGGTGATGACCCAGCCTAACCTGCCGCCACGGCGCTTGTATTTCGATGGCACCGTGTACCAGTTCCAGGAGATATTCCAGACCGACGCCACGCAGTTCTATGACCAATGGAACTGGACAACCAACGGCTACCCGGCAACTTGCACAAGTTATTTTGGCAGGCTCGTGCTGGCTGGCAGTACCGAGGGTACAGTGGTGTCGCCGAAGGGCAGCAGCGCGGAGACGGTGTGGTGCACCGAGGTGGGAGACTGGGGCAAGTTCACGGACCCGGATGCCACTGAGGCATTGCCGACAGATTCCATTACGTTCACCAGCATCTACCGTTCACAGATACGCTGGGCCGTCGGCAGTAAGACACTGCTGCTGGGTGCTGAAAACTTTGAATACACGGCCAGCGCAGAAGTGCTGCCAGCCCCGAACGATATCGGCGTGGAGATGCACTCTACCCATGGCAGCAACCGCGTCCAGCCGGTTGTCATGGGCTCCTACATCATGTTCCCTGGCGAGGCTGGCACCAAGATGCGCGCCATGCAGTTTCTCGACCAGGTGAGTGGCTGGGTAGCGCCCGACCTTACCCTTGCCCACCCCTCGATTCTCAACAGCAAGATCGTGCGCATGGCGCGTATGCGCAACCCGCACCAGATGGTGGTGGTGGTGCTCGGCAATGGCCAGCTGGCGCTCAAGCACTTCGACGAGAAGGTGCCTATGGATGCCTGGTCGCGGATCGATGTTGGCGGCCAGGTGATCGATGCGTGCGTGAGTGTTGGCGCGCAGGGCGAGGACATTCTGTACGTGCTGGTGAAGCGCTCCAGTTCCAGCGGTACCATCAAGCTGTGCCTGGAGGCGGTTGTGAATTTCACGTTTGCCGCGCGCGCAGGTTGGATCCACATGAACTCCTACGTGGCGCAGCTGAACACTGCCGGCGCCACCAATGTGATCACCGGCATGGGGCACCTCGAAGGCCAGTATGTGCAGGTGCTCGCGGATTATAACTATCTGGGCGTTTATCAGGTGGTCAGCGGCAACGTGACACTGGTGGACCAATTGGGGGCCCCGATCAATTTCATCGGTGCTATCGCAGGCCTGTCCGCCCCGTGCGCACTGGGCACGCTGCCCATGATCACGAAAGACCCGGCCAGCAAGAAGCGCTACACCTCGCTGACAGTGCGAACACTGGGATCCGCGCGGCCCATCATCAACGGCGAGCGCTCACCTGATCGAGACCCACTCGTCCCCCTGGGGCGCAGCCAGTACCCTGATTACCTTTACGACTGCGATGTTTCACCACCTGAATCCGCTGAGCTGCTGTCGATTCGCGTGGAAGAAACCCTGCCGGTACCTGTTGAGGTGGTCGGCATCTTCGGCAAACTATCGAGCAGTTCAGTATGACGATTACCGTTGAATATTCCGCAGTAAAGACCGCGTTCACAGGGCAGACGGCTTTCACGTTCCCCTGGGAGTGCCTTGGACTGCAGGCGCTTGAGGTGTGGGCAGAGACCGAAACGGACACACCCGGAACCTATGACCGGGTGCAGCTGGCCCCGCAGGAGTATTACGTCGTGTTCGGGGGTGGCGCGCCCACATTCCTCGCCGGCACTGTCACGCTGACCGGCGCGATAGCGTCCACCGTTGACCGCATCTCCATCGAGCGCAACACACCCATCACGCAACTGGCTGACCTCAAGAACTTCGGCCCATTCAAAATGCCGACGCTGGAATTCATGCTGGACAAGATGGTGATGATCATTCAGGAGCTGGCGTACCGAAAGTGCGGGTTTCTTTACCCTGACCCCATCGCCCAGCCGTACCGATTCGATGAATACACTGTGCTGTCGGCCACCGTTGTGGACGCTGCCCTGCTGAACGTCACGACTCTGATTAACGCCATCCTCACTGGCGGGACTGATTGCCGCACCAACCCGGAGGGCGCGTAAGTGACCATTGATTCAGCCTACTGGCCCGAGAAGCGCAACAACCACGGCGGCACGGTGTACCAGTTCGGGTTTGAAATCATCGACCCGACCTATCTCGAAGTCTTTACCATCGACGCGACTGGCCTGTACGTGCTGGCCGATCCTGGTGATTACACCGTGACGATCGGCACCTTCATTGCCCCAATATCGAAGGGTGGGCGCGTGACATTCAATGACCCGCTGGATGCCAGCGTCGTGGCAGTTTCTATCCAGCGCAAATCAGACATCACTGACGAGCAGGAATTCACCACCGGCCAGCCGTTCAATGCGGAGTCGTTCGAGTTCCAGTGCGACAAGCTGACGATGATCCTGCAGGAGATCAACGCGGCCAAGTGCGACTGCAGTTCAATCGTGAAAAGTTTCTGCAGGGCTTACTCATGCGATGCATGGTCCGAGGCTGCAAGGAATGAGCTACAGCATTTCTGGGCGTGTGACGACATAATCGGCGGGCTTGCTAACAGCTCGCTTATACCAGGTGGATTGGGATTAATTGCAGCGACGGGGCCTGGCGGACCTGCGCCGGGTACTCTTAATCATCCGAACATTATCCCAGGCGCCTGTGCTGGGGCTAAGTCAGCAAGAATCTTCCACAATGCTGGCTGGAGCAACCCAGCTGTTGTAAATACCAATGTGACAGGTGGCGTGATGGCTGGGTATGTTTCGCCCGGCACTGATGGCGGCATGGTTATATGCAGATGGACGTCGTTTATTGGTGATTCGCCCGGGATATCGTTACAAAAGGGTGGGCCTGGCATCGAAATATACGCTGACCTTGGTGGTGCCGGTGATAGCTTTGAGCTTATCTATGCCAGTTCAATGAGCGATCCGACACACATAATTGTAAGATTTAACTTTGTCGAAATTGCACCAAAAATCCATGAGTTGACTGCAGAGGTGTGGCGGAATGGCGTGTCCTCTGGTCTTATAACAGCGATTGTATCAAGCGGGTTTGGTATCGTACTTACCAAGCCCGCCGCGTTCCTTTTGGGCGCAGCCACCGGTTCAGGTAATGCGTATGTCTCCCAGTTTGGTTTTGGTAATCTCGACGCGTCAATAAATGCTTTATTGGAGGGATACGCCCGCCAGTCACCATATTACGTTGATCCTGATCCGGCCTGCATTTCCACGCACACCTGGACACCGGCGCAGATACCGACATACCTGCGGTTTGACGCGAGCAACGCGGCATCGATCACAGAGTCCGCTGGTGTTGTTACTACCTGGGCGAATATTGGTGACGGTCCTTCAGCCTACGATGCCACCAACAGCACCGCGGGCGAAAGGCCATCCATCATTGCCAGCGTGCTGAATGGGCTGCCTGTCATCCGGTTTGATGGGACGACCGACAACCTTGAATACCTGACGGCAAGCGCTGTTGGGCAGGATGTTGGCAGCATTCTGATGTTAGCTGTTGCGCGCGAGGACGCCGATAACGCCGGTGTGATATTCGGCGCTGCCATCGACGGCACTTCTGCCAGAGCAAACATGACGATGAAAAGTTCCGGTGGACGGCGACTTGATTCGGATTCGTTTGTATCCGTTACAGGGCTCAATAGCGCCACAGAATGGGGCGTGCTTGCCGGGTTGCTGGATTCAACAAATGGTGACGCAAGGTTCTATAGCAACGGCACAATGGAATCAGAAAATCTGACATGGCAAACACCAGGGAATACCAGCAACACCACGTCAGCGCGATTCAGGATTGGCGCAGGAACATCAACAAGCCCGACCGCCTTGTTTGACGGCGACATCGCTGAGATCATCGTGCTGCAAGGCGATGCCAACACCACGACGACAAACCGGCAACTGTGCGAAGGCTATCTGGCGCACAAGTGGGGCCTCGATCCCCTGCTTCCATCCGATCATCCGTATAAAGATTTCCCGCCGTAGGAGGCGCGCCATGCCCACTCAAGAAACAAAGTCCATGGTCTCCGAGGTTAGCATCTGCAACCAGGCGCTGCGCTGGCTCGGGCAGCGGCCCATTGATTCACTGGATGACCGCAGCGATAAAGCGGAGTGGATGCGGGACAACTACCCGTTCATCCGCGATGCGGTGATCGAGGAGCGCATGTGGACGTTTGCGACGGCGCGCGCACTGTCAACCACTGCCGACCGCGATGAGTGGGATACCTACTACGCGCACCCGATACCCATCGAGTGGCTATCGGTCTACCGGGTGTACACCGATGTCAGCGGTTCTGATCCTGCTTGCTGGACCAAGTCCGAAGGGTGGCGCCGGGAAGGGTCCAGGGTGCTCGCCTACGACGCCACGGTGTACCTGTGGGGGCTCAAGCGGGTGACGAATACAGGGGCATTCTCCTCGCTGTTCACGCAAGCGCTGGCCGCGCGCATCGCAGCGGATTCGGCCATACCCTTCACCGAGAACGCCACGCTGCAGGCAACCATGTGGCAGCTCTACCAGGCCAAGCTGGCAGACGCCGCTGTGCGCGATGGCCAGCAGGGTGCTAATGAGCGCTTCCGGTCCAGTTCGCTGGTGGATGTGCGCGGGAGATAACGATGGAACAGTCACAGATCACTGGCGGAATTGGGGGTGCAGCGCAGGGCGCGGCTACCGGGGCAGCTGTTGGTGGTGTTCCTGGTGCGATCATTGGCGGCGTCATTGGTGGCATCAGCGGCTTCCTCGGCGGTGGTGGCGAGAAGAAGGCCAAGCGGGCAGCGAAGAAGCAGGCCCAGGCCATCATGCGCCAGGCCAACGAGAACAAGCGCAACGAAACGCGCTACGCCAATATCCAGGTGGCCACTGCCAGGGCCCGGACCTACGCCAGCAACATCATGGACACCGGCAGCACGCGCAAGTACCGCGCTGTGCTGGAGTCGGAATACCGGCGGGCGATTGATTACAACTACGAGACAGCGCAGCAGAACGCAGAAGCTGTCAGGCAGGCAGGGCAGGCGGCGGCAAACCAGATTCAAAACGCAGGCTTTGGGCAGATGATCAGCGGGCTTACCTCGGCTGGCAGCGCCTATGTGGGCGGCGGCTTTGGCTCGACTACTCCCGCAGCCGCAAAGCCCACCGGCACGACGTTTGACCCGTTCAAAGCGGGCGGCATGGGGACCTGGAAATGAGACTACCTGATCTGCAATTCGCCGCCGTTGGTGCCGCACAACTCACCGGCCCGGGTGAGGCGGTTGTTGAGTCCGCACAGAAGCTGGAACTGGTGAACCAGGCGCAGGCGGGGGCCAGCGAGATCGCCACCGCGCGCAATGAGTACCAGACCAAGAAAGCCTACGCGGAGTATGCAGACCATATGGCGTCATTCCGAAAAGAAGCAGCCAAGGAGTTCGCGGTCGGCAAGGAAAAGATCATCGCCTGGGGCCTTGATGACGAGATCGATGTCGACAGCAAGGACGTGTTCTACCGCGATGAATGGTATCCGCTGGCACTGCAGCGCGTTCAGGACAAAGCCCGGCAAGAGTACGGCCAGAAGATCAGCTCACCGATGGCGCGCGCTGCCTTCGACATGGATATCGGCAACACCAATTCCGAGATTCTCGCGCGCGAGACCGAGCAGGCGCAGCGTGAGGCCATGCAGGAACACCAGGCCATGGTGCGCGCTGACATCGATACCTACATGGCACGCGGCAACTGGGACTCTGCAGTGATGGCTGTGAATTCCGCTACCGATATGCGCCCCTCCGAAAAGCAGGAAATGCTGCTCAAGATCACCGCTGGCCGCGACGAGAACACGATCCGCGACGAAGTACAGGCGCTGACGGACAAGCAGAGCGCGGGTGGCCTGGCTGAGTACGCCAAGTACCTGCGCAGCGATGAGGCTTCCGAAGTGTTCAGTGTCGGGCCTGAAGCGCTCGACCAGTGGGCAGCGCGGGCTGACGCGACGGCCAAGGGCCTTATGGATGGCTCCGAGGTCAGCGCGACCAAAGCCAACAAAGCGATTGCTGCTGCGGACGTGAACTACATCGAAACCAAGCTCCGCAATGGCGAGGATTTGACTGTCGGCGAGATCAACCAGATGAGTGCAGCAGCTGCCGAGCGAGGTGATGCCACGCACGCGAAGTACCTGGCCAAAGCCTGGAGCAATTACGTCAAAAGCGATGGCACCACTGGCTACCTGGAGGACCGCGATCCTGAGGTGTACAACGAAACTGTGCGCATGATCCGCGACCCTGACGTGCCGACGCACCAGGTGCTCAAGCATTTCGAGCAGAATCGTGGCTCTTACACACAGTCCGATTCCGACGCGCTGGATAAGAAGATCGCCGAGCGTGACAAGGTGGTGGAAGTGAAGGGTGCTATGGCCCCACAGACGAAGCTGGATACCCGGCTGAAACCGTATGGCATCACCGACAAGGATCAGCCGGCCCTGAAGGCTACACTGTCGGCCTGGCTGGACAATGAGATTCAGGCCGCTGCCGGCGCTGGCAAGCCGCTGACGCCTGCTGAGATCGACACGAAGATCGACAGTATCGTGCTCGAATATGGCCCCGCCCGTGAGATTGAAATCGCCCGGCCAGGCATGTTCTCCCGTGACGCCGAGGGTAACAATATCTGGGCAGCAATCGAAGCCCGCGATCCCGAGATGGTCGGCGAAGTGCAAGCCGTGCTGGCCAAGGCGAAGCTGCCCCCCACCCAGGAAAATGTTGAGCGCGTCTACCGCAGGCTGCTGGAGCAAGACAAATAATGTCCCGAGTCGATGATGTTGCCGCTGAGTTAATTGCGGAGCAGGAACAAAACTCACAGATGCGGCTGGAGGACAATGTCCGCATGTCGCTGAACACCGATGCCGAAAAGCGCCTGAAGGCCGAGCACCTGGCGCAAGTGATCGGTGAGCCCGATGTGGATTTCGTCGAGCGCAACTATGCCACGGTAGAGCGCAGCGCCCGCACGCGCGGACTGTACAACGCACTGCCGGCTGATTCGGTCACGCGCAATATCCTGTCGGATCCCCGCGAGCGCGCCAGCCTGCCTGATGCCGAGAGCCTGGCCAAGATCGAGGGCTCCATTACGACCTTTGGCAACGTGTCGCCCAGCTACCGCAAGGGGCAGGATGTGCATGCGGGCGGCAAGCAGGCGTTCCAGATGATGGTGTCTGGTTCTGATGACGCGACCTACGACACCACGATGAAGGCCTACAACGACCGCATGGATCGCGTGCAGTACGGCGACCTGAACTGGGCGCAGCGTGTACCGGGCTACACGGCAGAGATGGTGGGCCTCTATTCCGGAATGTTGCCGGATGCAGGTATGGCGGCGGCCTATGCCGGTGCTGGCGCAGGCATGGCAGCAGGACCAGAAGCAGTGCCCGCAGGGGCCTTTGCCGGGTTCAAGATCGGCACCACCAAGGAGATGTTTGAAGTCGAAGCGGGCTGGGCGTTTGATGAATTCAGGGCGCTCAAGTTCGACGCCACTGGGCTGCCTGTTGATCGTAACGCAGCGGTGGGCGCTGCAATCCTGGTCGGCGGCATCAACGCTGGACTGGAGTTTATCGGCTTCAACCAGGCAGTGTTGCACGCTTATGGTCTGCCGCAGCTGATCAAGTCGCTGGGCAAGGGTGGCGTCAAGAACCTGCTCAACAACCCGGCTGCACGCGATGCATTCTCGAAGATCGGGCAGGACTACGCAGCGGGCGTGATGACCGAGGGTACCACTGAGGCGCTGCAGGAACTCGCGGTGATTGGCTTCGGCGATCTGCTGAAGGGCTCGTACAGTGGCATCGAAGCCTATGGTGCGCGCATGTGGGAATCCTTCCAGGCGGGCGCTGGCGGCGCGGCGGGTATTGCCGCACCGGGCGCGGCCATCAGGACCACCAATGTCACGTTGGATAACCGCAAGCAGAAGCAGCAGCAGGACGCGATAGCGGCCCTGGGCGAGGACATCAAAACCTCGAAGCTGTACAGCAACGCACCGAAGAAGTTCCAGGAGTTCATCCGCAACATTCAGACCCGGCATGGCACGGTCGATACCGTGTACATGGATGCAGAGGCAGCCCAAACCTACTTCCAGAACATCGAGCCGCAGACGCTGGAAAAGGATATGCCGGAAACCGCCATCGCGCTGCGCGAGGCAATGGACACCGGCGGCTACGTCGCGATCCCACTGGATGAGTTCGTCACCTACGTTGCGCCCAACATGGCGGACGTGTCGCAGGACATCACCTTTGATCCGCTGACCCCGACGCAGCGCCAGTACCAGGAGATCGAATCGAAGGCCAAGGAGTTACAGGACTGGTACGAGAAAACCCAGGGGCAGATCGATAGCGCCGAGGATCCCGTGTACGGGCAGGTGTATACCGAGCTGCTGGGCGCTGGCCGCAAGGCCGACGTCGCCGAAAAAGAGGCCATGCTGTTCACCACCATGATCCGCCGCATGGCTGAACGTGTTGGCATGGACCCCGAGGAATACTACCGCTCGAAGAAAATCAGCATCCGGGGCGAACTGATACAGCAGGAAGGCATCGATGTGCCCACCGCAACGGGCGGCTTGATCAACCTGCTGCGTGAAGGCCGGGGCCCACAGCAAAAGGATGTTTTCGGACCGTCGCTAATCGAGTTCCTGATGGGCACAGGTATTCTCGATGAGGGCGGCGAACTGTCTGCCCGCGACCTCGAGAAGCAGATTCCTGCCTATGGCCGCAGGCGTCTTGCCCGCGAAAGCGGCATCCCCATGAGTGAGGCGTTCGAGCGCGCGCGCGATGCCGGGTATCTGGACATTGGCGAAAACACCAGCGAGGAGAATGCCCTGCTGGCTGCCATTGATCGCGAGCTCGGTGGCGACCGGGTGTACTCGCCCAACCAGATATCAGTCGGCGCGCAGGAACTGGACACAGCTCTGGAGCAGCTGCGCGAGCTGATCGACCGCGAGGGATTGGACCTCGACGCCATGACCAATGAGGAGATCATGGACCGGCTGGGGATTACTGAGCTGGAGCAGCCCGGCGATAAAACCAAACCACGCGGCTACCTTGAGGTATCGCCGCAGCGCCTGGCCGTCACCCTTACCAAGGCTGCCAATCTCTCAACCTTCATCCATGAATCTGGGCACCTGTTCCTGGAGTTGATGAAGGACGCTGCGACACTGGCCGACGTGGACCCGCAGCTGCTGGCCGACTGGGAGACCGTCAAGGCGTACCTCGGCAGTGATGGCAACCTCACCCGCGAGCAGCACGAGACGTATGCCCGATCCTTCGAGGCGTACTTGTTCGAGGGCAAAGCGCCCACCAAAGAACTGGCTGGCCTGTTCAGCCGCTTCAAGTCCTGGCTGATCGGCGTCTACAAAACCCTGAACAAACTGGATGTGCAGCTGACGGACGACATCCGCGCGGTGTTCGACCGCATGCTGGTGGCCGAGGCGTCAATCGAGCGCGCTGCCGATGACATTGTACCTGCGTTCAAGGGCGGCACAGACCTGTCCGACGCTGAGATCAATGCGCTGATGGAATTGCAGCGGCAGGCCCTGCGCGCCGGTCAGGATGAGATGGAGGCGCAAGCCCAGTCCGAGATCCGCGCCATGCGCACCGAGGCGTACCGCAATCGCAGGGATGCGCTGACGCAAGAGATCACCGCCAAGATCGACGCTCAGCCTGTGTACGCTGTCCAGCGCCTGCTGCGCACCGGCAACGATGAACGGATGACCGTGCCCGAGCACCTGCTGGGCAAGAAGCTGTCCAGCGGTGCAGTGATCGACCTGTTCCTGGATTCCAAAGTCCTGCGCCGGATACCTGGACTCACCCGCAAGGAGGGCGGCGTGCACCCGGATGTGTTCGCGGATCTGTACGGGTTCGAGTCTGGATACCAGATGGTCCAGCAGATAATCGCTGCACCTCCGAGCTCCGAGGTCATCCGCAACCAGGTGCAGGCCCAGTTGGATGAAGAATTCGGCAACATGGCGCAGGACACCGAGACCATTGAGCGCGCCGCCCTGGCGCTGCACAACAATGCCATGGCCAATTTTCTGGTGGCCGAGGCCCGGGCGATGAACCGCAAGCTGGGCAGGAAAGACAACGTCACTCTGAACCAGGCCACGAAGGAGGCCGCACGGCGTCACATAGCGCGCCTGAAGCTGCGCCAGATCAGGCCCCACTCCTACTATCAGGCAGAACTGAAAGCCGCCAGAGCGTCACAGGAGGCCGTAGCAGCGGGCAAGTTTGAGGAAGCCGCACAGCTCAAGCAGCAGCAGCTCCTGAATCACCACCTGTACCGCGAGGCGCGCATGGCCGTCGATCGGGCGGACCTCATCCGGCGCAAGCTGAAGAAGTACGATTCTGCCACTGTGATGCAGGCGATCCGCAAGGGCGACCCGATGGCCGCCAATGGCATCGAGGCGCTGCTGGCCGGCGTCGAGCTGAAAAAGACCGCGCTCACCAAGATCGATGCCCGCAACCGGCTGGCGCAGTACGTGCAGGCGATGGAAGCGCAGGGCGAGACCGTGCTGATCGATCCCGCCCTGTACGACGGTGCCGACCTGGTCAACTACAAGGAGATGACGCTGGAGCAGCTGGAGGCGCTGGACAGCTCTGTGGCCGCACTGGCCAAGCAGGGCCGGGATGCCAACAAGGTGCGCGTTGAAGGTGAACTGGTCGAGATGGCACAGGTCATCGAGGATCTGGACGCGGTCGCCTCGGCCAACCTCACGGCCAAGCAGATCAATCAATACGACGTCGACCACCGCTCGCCGCTGACCAAGGCGTTCTCCTCCTTCCTGGCCAGCCTGCGAAAGATCGAGTTTGAATGCCGGTTCGCTGATGGGGATATCGTCGGCAAGTGGCACCGCACTATCTTCCAGCCGTTCGTGGACGCACAGAACGCGAAGGAGGAAATGCTCTCGACCTCCGTGGCTGAACTGCAGTCCATCATGGGAACGCTCACGCGCAAGGATGCGCAGCGCCTGAACCAGTCGATCAACTTCCTGGGCACCACGCTGAACCGCGGCGACCTGTACGTGGTCGCGCTGAACATGGGCAACCAGGGCAACTGGGATCGCCTGTTCTCCCGGCGCTGGAAGGGGCAGGAGCGCGAGGTGCTGGCGAAACTGCAGGACGAACTGACGCTGGAGGATTTCCGGCGCATCGAAGCGCTGGGCCAGATGATCGACAGGATGTACGAACCGATGGCCGCGGTGTCCGAGCGCGTCGACGGTGTCCGCCCGCCCAAGGTGGAAGCCAAGCCACTGTACCTGGCCAAGTACGGCGTCGAGCTGTCGGGGTGGTACTACCCGGTCAAGTACCAGGATGCGATCGGCACCCGCGAGGCTTCCGTGCTCGAGGAGTCCAACAGCATCGACATGGGCCCGAGCCCCATCACCGGGCAGGTGTCCAAGTCCATGACCAAAAGCCGGATGACCGGCGCCGGGGGTGTGATCAGTCTCGACTTTGCCGGCCTGCCCCAGCACCTGCACCAGGTCGTGCACTACATCACCCATTACGAGAGCGTGCGCAACTTCGACAAGCTGCGCCGCAAGTCTGAATTCCGTGCGATGTATGAGTCCTACTTCGATGCCAATGGCTACAAGCAGCTGCGCTCCTGGCTGCAGAACATCGCCACCAATGGCACCATCGCGCAGACCTCGCACGATGCCAGCAAGACGATGGATACCATCTTCCGCCGCGCGCGGTTCGGCGGATCCCTGTTGGGCCTGGGCTGGAAGGTATCCAGCGCCGCCATGCAGGTACTCGGCGCCGGGCCCGCGGCCAAGGAGGTAGGCGCGCTCAACATGGCCAGCTGGCTGCTGAAGCTGTCCTATGGCCGTGTCGGCACCATGGGGCAGGCCAAGGTCCACCCTGATTACCAGCGTGCGCTCGACGCCAGCCCGGAGCTGCGGCATTTGGATAGCCAGATCGACCGCGATATCCGAGAGTTCACCGACAACGCCGTCGAGATCATGCGGCGCAATCCCGGCACCGAGGCGCTGCATTGGGTGAAAGACCAGGCGTTTTACTTGATCATCGCCGTGCAAAAGCACATCAACGCTGCAACCTGGCTGGCGGCCCACGAGAAGGCGCAGGGCGAGGGCAGGACTGTTGCGGAGTCCGTGCAGTACGCCGACGCCACCGTGCGCCAGACGCAGTCCGGTGGTGGCCTGAAGGATCTGGCCGGCCTGCAGCAGGGCAATGAACTGGCCAAGCTGGTGACGCTGTTCTACACCTACTTCAGCGTGCAGCACAACCAGCTGCGCATGACCGGGCGCCAGGATCTGATCAAGGGTTTCATCAAGGGAGAAGGCCCGAACGGTCGCGCCAAATCCCTGGGCAAGTTCGCCGCGGCTAACCTGTACATCGTGCTGGTGCCGGCACTGGTGGAAGCCCTGTTGAAATACGACGAGGACGATGACGACGACCTCGTGCCGTACCTGGCCACGCGCATCGCCTCCAGCTATGTGGCGGGTGTACCAATCTTCAGGGATGTCTACTCTGCGGCCACGCGAGACTGGCAAGCGCCCAGCACGCCGCTGGATCAGGTGGTGCAATCACTGGTCGGCGCATCCGGTGGCGCTTACGACTGGCTGACCGGCGAGGGCAACTGGACGGATATCAGGAACATTGCAAAAGCGATGACGCTGGTTACTTGGCTGCCGGCCTACCAGGTGGTGATGTACACCGAGGCGCTGGCAACAGCGGATGATTTTGGGGAAGCGGTGAGTCACGTCCTGTTTGGCACGCCGTACAGCCAGCGTCAGGAGTTAGAGGACTGACCAGGCCATGTAGCCGAGGGATCCAACCATGCCGGCAATGGCGATGAGGTACAGCCATTCTGGCACCCAGGGCTGGCCGAAGCGACTGTCATCGACACGCGGTGCAGCAAGGATAGTGCACACTACCAGGACCAATAACACGATGACGTTTTCCAGAACCATGCCCGGAATATACCCCGGCATGGGGCGTAGCGCTACCGGGTTTGACCGGTCTAAAACTGTCCCAATGGAAAACAGACCCCGCGCCGTTCGTGGCTTGCGAGGCATCTATGAAAAAAATGAATGGGACAGCAAAAATGCTGGAAGCCGCGCCACGCTTGGGCTGCAGCGCCTTAGTGGGGACTGGCTTTTAACCAATTGGTCGATGGTTCGAATCCATCACGGCCCACCAAATACCGTTTGTATTCAGTAACTTGCGAGCATTGAAAAGCGCCTGAAAAATGGCGCTGTCCCAAGAAT